GGCGTTGTTGATACGATCTTTGAGGTAATCGGTCTGCAAGAGGTAAATTGGCACATCACCCCGAGCGGAAGAGTGTCGATCGCTCCGTGCGGTGTTGTCTGGGTAAGTTTTGGTAATCAGTTTTTGCCGTTTGGTACTGTCGCCTTTGACGAGATAGACGCGTTTAGCATAGCCATCACGACGACAACGCCGCCAGAATTTGTAGGCATTATCGGTCACGCCCTCTTCCCCTCCGCTATCCACTGCCATCGCAAGAATCGGCATAAAGTGCTGTTCGTTTTGGGCAAGAGGGTAGGTTTTCTTCAATACGTCTGACAGCAGAATATCCCAGTTTTCGGGAATGCGTGGGTCGATGCGTTCAACCACGCCATCTTCATCAGGTAAAGTGTGCGAGATGTTGTAGCGATCAATCAGCCAACGTTCACCATTTTCGCCATAACCGACTATTTGCACGACAAAGCGGCGATTACGTCCGCCTTGTACGTCCACCGCAGCAATGAGAAAACGGCATTGTGCTGGCACGGTTTTATGGTCTTTGTCAGCTTCTTCACGGCGTTCCATTAGTTCCTCTACCCCACGCTGATCTAGTGCGGAACGAGGGAGATAAGGCAAGCCGCAGTCTGTATTTGTTACTGCCTTTAGCGTTTCTTCACTGCCTGTCATTTCATATTCTTGCTCGGCATTGAGGAGCTTGTAAATCAGTTGTGCCCACGTTTGGTAAGCTGCTGCTGGACCTTCAAGCCAGAAAGAAGCAATACGGGATTTGCGTCCTTCCCCCGAAATTTGACCGCTTGCATCAATGCGTTGCCCTTCTTTGAGCCATACACCGTTGATATTGAGTTCACGCTTGCGTTCAGGGGCGATCAAATGTTGGCAATGCGGGCATTGTAGCCGTGCATTTTCGCTGGCTTCGACAAAATCGCGGTTTTCGCGAAAACCAGTCATATTTGCCATAGAAGGTTCAAAGTATTCTGAACATTCGGGGCATTGCCAGTAAAAACGGCGTCGATCGCCACGATTATAGAGGCTTAGAATACCTGTGGTCGGCGGTGCTTCGTGGGTGGTTTTCGGCTTGTGTTTGATGTCGGCAATATCTTTACCTGGCGAACTCTCTACAAGTGTCATACCAGCACTCATAAATGTAGTCGTTCGCTTGGAAGCCAGCGAGAAGCCATCCCCTTCACCGTCAATATCTTCTGGCCAACGGTCGTAGTCGGTCAATGCAACGTATTTGTAATCGGATGATGAAAGCACGTTGATGGAAGGCCAGCCGATTTTAAGTAAGTTGCCTGCTCGGAAGTATTTGTCGTGAACGTTATTGTCGTTTTTGCGTGGGCTTAAGCGTTCTGCAATGGCAGGCGAACAGCGGAATGTGCGATCTAGGCGTTTGCGGCTGTGTTCACTGGCTTTTTCTTGGGTGAGTTGCACCAGTAAGAAGTCGGACGGATCGCAAATAATAGAATAAGTAATCCAGCCGTCAATTAAGCCGATTGTTTTGCCTGTTCGTGCAGGGCCTACAAAAATCACGGCATCATATTCACGAGAATTGAGGCAATCCATCGGTTCGAGCATATAAGCTGCGGTGTGTTTGTCCCATTTGACGGAATTGCCACCGCCAACGGGAACACGCATATATTCTGCAACCGCTTCCGATACTTTCATTCGGCGTGGGGCTTTGATGAGATTTGCCACATCGCGGCGAATGTCTTTAGCAGATGCGAACATTATTCCTCCGTTTTTTGAATATGCTGTGCCATTTGATCGCGGATGTCGTCGATCACTTGCTGCACGCGAATAAGGGCATTAGGTTGTAAGCCACAATCACGTTCGAGAATGTCGGGTAACGTTTCCAATGATTGAACAATGGCTTTAGCAAGAAAGCTCATCTCTTGTGCCACTTCAAACGCAGGGATTAGCTCGCCTGTTTCGCGCTCGTACTTCAAGCGTTCATTCTCTGCTTGCCAGAATGCACGGCGGTCGTTGGGGGAAAGTTCATCTACGTTTTCGGAGCGAACATTATCAAATCCAAGTCTTAATAATTGCTCCAGAGAATATAATTTTAGATTTTTGTTATTTTGTACGGGAGTTATAAGAGCCAATTTTGAAGCTACCGTCGGACGACTAAAGCCAGTTAAATTGGCAATTTGCCCGACATTTAATTTAAGCTCAAAAAGGTTTTCCATTAAAAACACCTAATTTTTCAATAAAATCGAATAAAATCCTTTAAAATCAACAACTAAGATATTCACTGTTAAAAAGCCCTAGAGGTCAAAAAACTGCCGAAAACCGGGACGCCGCAACCCCGTGGATGAGGGTATCCCGTCGGGAGTACCTTTTCCATTTTTAGAAACTCACGCCTTTTTATTGCATATACATTACCTTGATTAAGTGTTTTCTCGGGAAAGTATCCAACAAATAGAAAACAAAAAAGAAATAACGTAGCATTTACTTTTCTTTTTGTTTTGTTGCCCATATACGAATCTGCTCAACTTGCTTCGCACACAAATCCCGCTCGCTCATTACTACAACCAGGTAATCTATTGCATCTCCGTAAGTCTCGCCTGTAAACGCTGTTTGCGTGCAAGGCGTTAAATAGGCTTGTGGTGGAGCTAAGTACTCAGTCTTTATTGTTACTCTTTGACTGCAGCTGCTCAATAACAGCACGAGGCATAGGCACACGAGCACACGGCTCTTTAACCAAAATTGTTTTAATGCTTTCACGTTTTACCTCTGCTTGTCTGCGTAACTCAATTACAATTGCTTGCTGATGTCTGACCGCTTCAATCTCTTGTTCCAATTGAACCGTCAACGCTTGGTTGATAGTTGCTTGTTCTTCAATCAATAATTTCTGTTCAACATTCTCTTGTGCTAATTTCTTCAGCATATTATTTTGATGAAAGAATGAGACTGCTCCACCAAGTACAATTACCATTCCGCCAACTATTAACGCATTACGCAAGCCCATTGAACATATCCTTTTCACGCTTACGGCGATTTAACAAACCTTTGAGCGGGCGACCACCTGCATTCTTCCATACTAAAAATTGCTCTGCTGCACCTTTAAAATCATTGGCATTGAGATTTTTCAATAAAGTCGAACGGGCAAAGTTCGTTTCACCAATATTAAACACTAAACTGACTAATGCATCGAATTGGTGCTGTTTAAGTGGGACTTTCACAAGACGATTGATAGCTGCCTCAAACTTTGCAACATCAGCAATCAATAATACACGGGATTTTTCTGCAGTAATGGTCATTCCTTTTGTAATAGGAATGCCGTCTACCGTACCCGTATGCCCAACACCGATTGTCCACACACCAATCACATCGGCATAAGCCATTAAACGCTCACCTTCTTCACGGCGAATAAAACTCAAACCGTTCTCACTGATCTTCATTGTCTACCACTCCAGTTTTACTTTTTAAGAAACGCAAAATTAACTGACGAATTGCACTCGTCCCCAATAAGCCTAAAGCTGCACCGATCGGTGTGATTAAATCAATATCCAACCCAAAATGCGTCAGCAATGGACGCATTGAGCCTGCAATCAGACTGCATAAAAAGGCTTCTACAATGACCCGCCGGGCTGTATCTTTTTTGCCATACAGAAACGATTTCGATAATGATGCAAAAAAGGCGACCAACACCCCACATACAAAACTGCTATGCTGCAGGACATAAGCCACCACCACAGACCAGAGATCAGGATTTTTCTCTGGCATTTTCATACTCCACCCCGTTTTCGAGGCAATAAAAAAGCCCCGACTGGAAACCAATCAGGGCTGTAAAATTCATTCGGTGAACATCACTTATACGATGACCACCATTGCAGATATAATAGGTTATTTAGGTAGGAAAAGCAAGTGCTATTTTTCAAGAATATGCAAATTTCCGTAACTTATGGGAATTTTTATGATTTTTAATAGCAAGATCGAGAAATTTAGCGACAACCCATTCTGAAGCTTTAATACTTTCTCTCACTCTTAATTTCCAAGTAGCAAATTTTATCGATGGGTCTTTCGCGTGCTGATACTTCGCAATCGCATACACCGAACGACCAAACACGTATTTTGCTTCCAGATATTTATAATCCTGCGGACAAGGCTTCTTAATGCAATAGCCTACCACCGAACTAATTACCATACCCAGATCATCGTTGCACTGCTCACGCACAGGCTCTTTTACTTGGTTTGGGTCGGCAGACTGCATTAACCTTGCAATCATATTCGTGCGACTCTCAAAATCTAAACCACTATAAACCCACGCCCCCCACTCACTCAACCGAGCTTCAATCCACACCTGCTTATGTTCATCAAGTAATTTATCCGCCACGTTTCAACTCCTTTACTTTCGCCTTATACGCCTTGATTAAATCCTTGATTTCTTCCACCGATAACTTCAGCGGTGGATGGTCTTTGCGTTCTAAGAATTCCACCCGTTCCAGCCCGATTTTCTCAATTAGCCCCAACCGATACTCTAAAATGTTACCGCTTAAATGATTGTTGCAAGCAGAGCATTGTTTGTGGGTGTTATCCTCATTAAACCGCAATTCAGGACACGCTCCCACGCTGCGATAATGCCCTGCGTGATATTGCCCTTGATGATAGCGACCGCACGAAATGCACGGCAAATCTTTATCCCGTAGCCGAATAAACTCATTAAACGCCTTTTGAGCTTCCTTCAGCCAATCAGAACGGCTTTTCAGCTTCTCTTTCCGATCACGCATACGACGGCTTGCCTCCAAGCGGTCTGATTTCTCTTGCTTTTTGCGTTTTTCTTCCGCTTTCCGCTTGCTGTATGCAATCGCACATTTCATCGAACAAACCTGCTGCGTAGACTGCTTTTTAATGTAATACGCCCCGCACTCTTTGCATTGATGCTGTTTGGGTGGTTTATTTCTCATCAACTTCCCTCACTAAATTAAAATAAAAACTTGCATTTGTGTGTATGCTTGTGTATAATCATTCCCGATTAAGACATAAGGAGATAAGCATGCGATCCAGCGACTTAATCAAGGAGCTTAAAAAAGCAGGTTGCACGTTTGAGCGACACGGTAAGGGCGACCACCAAATTTGGAAATCGCCCATCACAGGGAAGACGTTCCCTGTGCCACACCCAAAGCAACACGTTCCAATCGGCACATTAAGATCCATCAAAAAATCGGCAGGGCTTTTATAGCTCTGCCGAGCTTAACCCAAAGGAGCGACCATGTTATTTACTATCGGCATTGAAACCCCAGCAAACGAAAACGAAGCCTACGGCATTGCCGTGCCAGCACTTTCTACTGAAAAATATGATTGCTTTAGTGCTGCAGATACCCTTGAAGAAATTCCAGCTCAAGCCACTGATGCCATTCATTCCATCTTAGAAATGATGTTTGAGGACGGCTTGGATATCAACGAACTACAAGACAAAGGCTATCGCCACTATCAAACGCTTGAAGATTTCAACTATTGCGATACTTGGCTACTGCTTGATGTTGATATTTCCGCTTATCAAGGTAAACGCCACCGCATTAACATCAGCTTGCCTGAATACCTTATTAAACGCATTGATAGCCGTGTCGCAAGCAACCCGATTTACAAAGACCGTAGCCACTTTTTAGCGATTGCCTCGCAAAAAGAGTTACGTCAGTAGCATTCCCCTACGCTTGACAAGCTCCTCATTCAAGCGTAGGATATTTCTTACAGGGTCTCAAAAGCCCTTATAACGAACGGTAATTCACCCCGTCAGCGTGATTTTTTTGTGCATGCGATTTAGTGGACTAAGCGCTTACCATTACTTAGCTCATTACAAGCGGTCAAAAAGTACAAATTATTTTCAATGGTCGAGAGTGCGAGGAATACAACACCGAAAGGGAATAACTCCGCTCGATTCGTTACGAGTTTTGAGCTCTCGACCGCCCAATTATTGGGACTTCCCTCAAAAGGAAT